AAATTGGGAAAGCGCTGGCGGAGGCCCGCGTTTCTGCAGGGTTGAGCCAGCGGGAAATGGCAATCGCCCTCAACCGTGGCGAGCGGACGGTGCAAAGCTGGGAAAAAGGGATTTCCAGCCCGGACAGCGACGAGGTTTTTGATTGGTGCAGCGCGTGCGGGGTGTCTCCCATATCCGTGTTTATGGAGATGATCCACCCGGAGCTGTACGCGGTGCCCGATGACGGCAAGACCGACGAAGAGCTGGACGCGGAGTTGTGCCGCTTTGTGGTAAACTTGCCGCCGCTGACAAAACGGCTGCTTCTCTTTATCCTGAAAGGAAGCCACGGCAGCAGCCCGCCCGCGGTGATCTCCGAGGTTGCGGCAAACCTGCACTGCCCGCTCAATAACCGGGTGAGCATCTGCGGCGCCGTGATTGACCATTACCGCTTTGCGCAATCTATGGGCCTTGACCCTTGCCCGCGGGAGCCACAGCCGCCCATCGAAGATTTGCGCATGAATTACAAGGCAGGCCGTGCGGCCTCTGAGAACGGCGCACAGGGCTATACAGGAAGCAGAAAGGAGTAAGCCGTGGAATGTATCAGGTGCCACAAAGAAGTTCCAGACGGAGCCTTATTTTGCCCGTGGTGCGGTAAGCGCCAGCCTGACTATGCCCCGCCCGTGCAGAGAAAAAAACGCCGCCGCCCAAAAGGCAGCGGCAGCGTGTACAAGCTCAAAGATAACCGGGCAAAGCCCTTTGTAGCCCTTTCCTCCAAGCGGGAAGTCATCGGCACCTATGCCACGTCCGGAGAGGCCGTGCAGGCGTTGGATGCTTATAATGCGCAAACTATGCCCATTGCCCGGATGAAATACACTTTTGCGGACGTCTACGGCAAGTGGAGTGAGGCCCACTATCAAGACGTTGGGCCAAAAGGCAGGCAAAGCTATGAAGCGGCCTATACAAAGGCACGGCGCTTGTGGGATAGGCAGATTCGGGAAATGGTAACGGAAGACTATCAAACCGTGATAGATGACCTTGTAGCCGCTGGACTTTCCCGCTCAATGTGCGAGAAGCAACGGCAGCTTTTCAGCCAGCTGTGCAAATGGTCAATGGCAAACGGAATCATTTCCCACAATTTTGCAGAAGAGATCCGGCTTCCTGCACAACCAAAAAAGAAAAAGCGGGTACTCTCTACAGCGGAAATTGAAAAAATTCAAAAAATTGCAGACAACAAAGCCGACAGCATGTATAATATAGCAAGGCTATCTCTTGTGCTCTACTATACTGGTATGCGTATCAATGAGCTGCTGACCCTCCGCCGACAAGACGTGAATCTGAAAGAGGGGTATATTGTGGGCGGAGAAAAGACCGAGGCGGGCCGTGAGCGCACTATTCCGGTTTTGGAGCCAATCAAGATGATTCTGGCGGATTGGATGTTGGACAGCGTGGGAAGTGAGCTGCTTCTCCCCCCTGCCCACGGCGGCAAGCAACGCAGCGTGAGCGCCACGGAAAAGGCATTTAAAAAGCTCATGGAGCGTTGCGGTATTGAGGGCGCTGTACCTCATGCAATGCGCCGTTCGGCAGCTACACGGCTTGTAGAGGGAAAAGCAGAGCCGACAGCTGTACAGGCCATTCTTGGCCATGCCGATTTCTCCACAACTGCCGATTATTACACTGGTCATGATACGGATTATCTCAAATCCGAGATGGAGAAATTCAAGAAATAGTCTAACGAAAGTTTAACAATCCGGAAATTTTCAACGTTTTATCGTATTGCGCGTATGCTTCCCAAGCAGTAGGCGGCGGGTTCGAGTCCCGTATCCTGCTCCATATTTTAAAGAAAATCCCACGAAACAGCGTTTATTGCTTGTTTGTTTCGTGGGATTTTTGCTTTATTTGCTTTTGAAAAAATGACGATAAAAACTCTAAAAGAATCTAACAATCTAACGGTTAGTCTAACAGATTTTTGATTTTTTTGATAACAAGCTCATACTCTTTCGGATACACCAGCTTTATCGCGTTCATGTGTCTGTCCAGTACCTCCATCAACCCGCTGAACGGCACAGCGCTTGCAGCCTCTACGAATTCGCTCTGCTGTTCTCGCGGTCTTGTGGAATACTCCATCTGCATGACTGGTTCAGGCTGCGGAGCGGGGCTGTTTTCCCGGCTTTCCGCTTCGCTCAACTCATTTCGCACAGTGCAGAGGGCGGCAAGCTTCTCCACGCTCTGCCAGTCCGTCGAACCGCATTTCAGCTTGTGAATGTGGGTGTTGATCTCGTCAATGTCCATGCCTGCCGCCCCCTTTCTTATGCGTTGCGCAAGATGTCAGCGGCCCGCTTGTAGGCGTCACGCTCTGCACCGGTTGCTTCCTGCATCATGTCCTCAATGTCAGAGATCATACGCTCACGGCCATCCGTGCGGGAGTAATGCCCACGAACATAATGACGGCCTCGGTTTGCGTAGCTATTGCCCCGGTTATAGTTTTCGGTACGTCCGTAGTTGCCGCGCATATCAGCTTCCCACTCACCAGCACGGCTATAATCGCCGTCCTCCAGCATCATGATCTTGTCGATATTTTTGATGGTGTCGGTCAGCTTATGTACGGTATCCAGCACGCGCTCGTTCAGGCCGTTCTTGGCATCGCGGTTGTACTCGTCCAGCTCCTCGCAGAGCATTTCACGCAGATCATAGAGATTCTTACTCATGCTGTACTCCTTTCTTATGCAACGCGCTCAACGATCAGACTGCTATTTGCGATGCTGATTGCCTGAGCGCTGGTGTTTTTGAGAGCAACGGTTACGCAGCAGCCACGGGGGACTTCCACGAACACCGCCGTAAAGACGTTGCTGTACTGATCCACTGCAGCCGGGGTGACGATAGCGGTTGCGCTGTTGAGCGCTTCGCCGCCGACAGCCAGCGCCACAGAGATAGCGCCCACAGTGCCACCGTTAGGGATGGCGATGTTGCCGCCAAAACTCACTTTGAACAGTGCCTTGCACTGGTTCGTAATCCCACGCAGCGTCACATTGCCAGCACCTGCTCGGTGGTTGATGCAGTTTGACCCCTTGATAGCTGTTTCGGTCAAGGGAAGATTCTGACCGGCTGCCACGGTCTGGATTGTGGTAGAGGTAAATTCAGCCATTATTCGCGTCCTCCTTTTCTGCGCAGACCCCCGCTTTACTTGCGTAGATGTTTTTCAGCACTTCCATGCAGGAAGCTGAAAAGTCCGGTCGTTCTGTGTCTATCAAAGTATGCAAAATAGAACTGTATAAACTCAGATCCGTCATGCTCATTTTGTTTTTGTCCATGTTGGCCAGATGGTCAACAAACTGCTGCTTCAAGTCTGTTACGGTCATTTGAATGCTCCTTTCATAATAAAAACGCCGGGACTGCTGCCCCGGCGCTCTGGTTTGCAAAATCAGCTCTGGGGCTGAACAGGCTACAAATTGTAGTCAGTTGCCGTTATTCGGTTAGGCGCAACCGTTGCAGCCGCAACCGGTGCCGCAGTTACCGTACTGGTAAGGTGCAGGAACCGGGAAAGCGGGCACAGGGCGGGGGTTGTAGTAGGCCAGCTGACCGCTCATGTAGGCCTTGAGCGTTTCGTTCTGGGCTGCCTGAGATGTCGCAAGATGTGCTAAGAACAGCTGCTGACCCTGCTCAGCAATCTTTGCGTCCTTTGCCTCGATGCGCTGTGCGGTCAGTGCGTCAAGGATGGCGCGGGCGTTCTGGTTCTGGTTGTCGATGATGTCCCGGGTGGTGTTCTGCACCGTGTTCCGGGTCTCGCAGGACTGGGTGGCCAAATTGTAGTTGACGCCCTGAATGGCAGAGCGGTTCTCGCAGCAGCACTCCTGCTGCTGCATCTGCATGGCAAACAGCTGCTGCATGAACGCCGCCTGCTGGTTTGCACGGCTGATCTCTGCGGACATAAAGCCGTTATTCACGGTCTGCTGCACGCCGTTGACAAGCTGCGCCTGCTGGTAGAAGCCATCACACATGCCGTTGTTGATACCATCCATCTTGCGCTCGATGTTGGCAAAATCGGAGGTCAGGACGTAGCCGTCAACGACACCGGCGCCGGTGTTGCCATTGCCGCCCCAGTTGCCGCCCCAGCCGCCGCAGAAGGCGAACAGGAACAAGATGATGATCCACCATGCGCCATCATTGCCAAAGCCAAAGCCGTTGCCGCCGTTAGTGTTTGCGGGTTGAACAGGCATGGTCAGAACCGCAGAATCGGAAGAAAGAGACATTTTTGTACTCCTTTCGTGTGTTTTGAATGATTTTTATGCTTGAACCGTGGCCACGGTTACGACTTAATGGAGGAACTGCTGAAACTGCTGCGCCATCGCCTGCAGCTGGTTCAGCTGGTTTTGTGACATTTTGCCGGATTGCAGCAGTTTTTGCACCTCTGCTTTAGGGTCGCCTTGAAAGTTTGCACGGAACTGCTGGAACTGCTGCATCATCTGGCCAAACTGACCCATAGGGTTTGGCATGGCGGGCATACCGCCGCCTAGTGCATTAAAAAGAGGATTCGCCATACTTATTTGACCTCCGTTTCAGGCTTTGCAGGCTCTTGCTTCTCAAGTGCCGCACAGCGGGCTGCCAGCGCGTTAAACTCTGCCCGGGTGACAAACTCCACGCCGGGCTGCTGCGCCGTTTGTGGCGGCGTTTTTGCGGCTGTGGTGCGCTCCTTGTAGTCAAACACCCGGAGAGGAAGCGGCATCCCGCTTGCATCGGTGCTCTTGATGTAAAATGCGCTGTTTTCGCTGTCCATCAGGAGCACGCTGTTCCCGGCAGCAACCATGTATGCTTTTGCGCCCTCCTCGCCTTGCACCCAAATGATGGACGGCGTGCCCTGCGTCTGCTGCGCCGTTTGCCCCATCATGGGCTGCTGGTAGGCGTTCTGCCGCAGCTGTGCAAGCTGATCCGGCATTGCCTGCCCATAATAGCCGGGCTGGTATCCGTATGGAATGTATGGCATCGCTTAGTCCTCCTTGTACCAGTAGTAGATCGGGCATTCCGTGCCACTGTCCCAGCTGTCCCACCACTTGCCATCGATGACGGCCAGAACGTGGCCGGAGCAGCCCAGTACATACACACCGCGGGGGTACTCCCGGGCAAAATCTGCCACGGTGTAACAGGTGGTGCAGTCTTCCTCCACCAAACGGCGCTTGAACCCGCGCTTTTGGAGGTATGCACCCCATGTGCGGTTGGCGCTGGGCATATCGCCGAGGGCGTAACCGGTGAGCGCCAGCGCAATATACGCCTGCTCCCAGCTTTGACCGGTGGCCGCAGCTACCGCCCGCACTACGCAGTCCCCGACGCTGCTCCCGCGCGGGTTCGGGTTAAACTTGTGCCACATGGCACCCCCTCCCTTTGCACCCAGTGTACTTTTTTAAACCGCCGTGAGTGCCAACGAACGCCAAACGAGTGCCAAAAAAGAAAAAAGCGCCCGCACGGCAGCGGGGCCGCGCAGG